TCTACTCGATCGAGGAGCGAGACAAGTCTGCGTATCTCAAATGCCGTAGCTGTCCTTACGAAGAAGAGATCACAAAGGCAAATCCTGTCGTGTACGAGCACGACCTTCAACAGGATACCTCGGTTCAGTATTCAATCAATCCGTATCTAAAATATGACCCAACTCTACCTCGCTTTACAACGATGATTTGCCCCAATGATAGCTGCTCGACCCGAGGCAGCGAATCACAGATTGTAGGCATCAAGTTGGACCCTGTGAATGTTCGATGGTTGTATCAGTGTGCAGTCTGCAATACCACTTGGAAACAGCTTGCACGAGGTTAGAAGCGCTTGGGACCACTGGAAATCATGTTCCCCTGGATTGCACCTGCATTCTGCGGGATACGATGGTAGGTTCCGACTACATTGTTCGCAGGTAAGCCACCCGGTTGTTGAGTCTTGGACGAGGTTGTGGAGGTGACACTACTGCTGGACGACCAGGAGACGGTGGACAGGTTTTTTGGGTTGTTGGTTCGCTCGGGCTGTCGTGCACGCACATAGCTCAATCCAGTCAACACGGTCTGTTGGGGATTGACCACATAGGCGGCTTGACTCGTTTTTACCATGGAGTTGATGACATTCATGGTCGGTGCAACTTGGTCTACTGTCTGAATTGCACGAGGAGCGTTTCCAGAGGTATAGGCAACTGCGGCTGTCTTGTATTTCAAGTATTGAGTGTAGTCCGACGCAGAGAGAGTAGGCATTTGTGAGTATGCCTGTAAATTTATTAAGTAATGGTCAGTGGATTGGAAGCATAATATCCACCAACAACAATATTTCCACTTGAATCGGTAGCGATGGAATTAGCACGGTCGTTTCCAGTTCCACCAAGTCTCTTAGCCCATTGCGGTGTTCCAGCCGAATCATATTTCACTATATACCCATCATTACCTCCTGAGTTAGTCAAGGTAGCGAATGCCGTAGATCCATCTACATTAAAGACTGTGAATGAACTTACACTAAAAAATCCAGTGACAATAACGTTTCCACTTGGATCGCTACTGACTGTGTTTATATAAATATAACTATCATCAAACGTAGTGAGGCGCCTAGCCCATTGCGGTGTTCCACTTGAATTGTATTTGACTATAAACAGATTCTTAATTGATGCTGTGTTAGCTAATGTAAACACAGGGGTCGTTCCATTTGAAGCATAGATATTGAGTGAAGCTGAAGTAGAATAACCATATACAATGACGTTTCCACTTGGATCGGTAGTCACCGAAAGGCCTTGTTCAGTTCCGGTTCCACCGATTCGTCTAGCCCATAGTGGTGTTCCATCCGATTGATATTTCACTACACACGTATCATCGTTTCCAGAGATAGGCAATGTAGTGAATGTAGTGGTTCCATCGGCATTAAAGATAGTGAGTGCAGTTGAAACATAATATCCAGTGACAACGATATTTCCAGCTGAATCTACATTCATTGATCTTAAGCCACCTTCGTGATTCTTAACCCATTGAAGTTGTCCAGCCGAATTGTATTTGACTATACACGATCTAATCCCACCCGCATTGGTAAGAGTAGTCAATGGAGTGACTCCATCCGCATCAAAGATGGTGAGTGGAGTGGAATAAAAATATCCAGCGACAACGATATTTCCAGCTGAATCACTACTCACGGAACCGAGCTGGTCCTCCAAGTTTCCAGCAATTTTCCTAGCCCATAGTGGTGTTCCATCCGAATCATATTTCACTACAAATGTATCATAATATCCTCCCGAGAAGGCTAACGTAAATACAGGAGTCGTTCCATTTGAAGCATAAATGGTTATTGGTTGTACAGTATGAGTTCCAACAACAATAACGTTTCCATTTGAATCGGCAGTCACTGACATAGCCTCATCGTTATCTGTTCCACCGATTCGTCTAGCCCATAGTGGTGTTCCAGCTGAATTATATTTGATTGTAATCGTATCTTTAGCCCCTACATTGGGTAATGTAGCGAACGTAGAGATTCCATCTGCAGCGTAAATAATCAACGAACCGACATATCTAAGTCCAGTGATAATTACATTTTGATTTGAATCAGTACATACTGAATTGATTTCTTCGAAAGCAGTTCCACCTATTCTTCTAGCCCATAAAGGTAACCCACTTGAATTGTATTTGACTACAAACCCTCGCCAATTAGAACCCGTATTGGCCAACGAGGCAACCACTGGCGAAATCTTTCGGATGGATGCCCCTGTTCCAATATAGAGTATACCATTTGAATCTATCATAGGAATGGCTGGAAAGTACAATAATGTATTCGTTTCTGAAGGACGATCAGCAGCATTCACACCTGTTCCAGCAATGGTAATGACATTACCACTGGGTGAAATTTTCCGAATGTATCCGTTATTTTTGTCTCCTACATAGACATTCCCAAACCTATCCACACAAATTCCAGAATCTACCTGGAGATTAAACTGTGCAGCACTTCCTTGTCCGTTTGCGAATCCTGATGTACTTCCTGCAAGAAGAGCAATGTCTGCCGTAGTTGGACCTGTGGGTGTTATTTTATAAACCCTGTGAAGGGATGAGTCAAGCGCATAAAGTATTCCCAACGAATCCACTGCAAGGCCGTAAAAACTAGGACTAAACGCTGCCGAAAACGTTAATGTACTGACTTGTCCGCCGGATGTGATTTTACGAATGGTTTTTCTAGAAGCTTCAGATACATATAATGTATCGGACGCATCAATTTCAATTGCTATGGGGCTACCAAAAGTTGCGGTGCCTATAGGTCCATCGCTATAGCCTTGAGTTCCTGTTCCAGCATAAGAGGTTACATTTCCATTTGGCTCAATTTTGATAATGCGATGTGTACCAGTATGGACGGTAAACAAATTACCCGATGAATCTACAACAGGTTTTTTTACACCTGAATTTCCTCCAAACCGTGCAGCAGCTCCAAGTCCCGGAGTAAACACACTTGGATCAGTATTACCATCTCCGGCAAGGAAGGTTTTAGTTCCAGTTGGACTATATTTATAATATTTGTAATCAGATGATGGTCTCCCATAAAAATTTCCAGACGCATCGCGCGTCATTTGTGAATTAAAAAATATTTCTGTAAATACTAAACTGGTCTCATATATCGTATAGTTCGGGCCTACAGGCAGAGCAGGCAGAGCAGGCACCACAGCCGCTTTTGGAGCTGGTGTGGTGACAAGACGAGGCGACCCTCTAATAAGAGCACCTGTACTCGAAACATTCACGAACGCAACCGAGCCTTTCGAGGGAGGGCGTGACCCCTGTGGGTTCGACACGGCAGCTCCTGCAACTGCCAACGATTTAACAACAGCTGTATAGTCAGAGGGAGACGAACGTAGTAGAGGCATTTATGTAAAACGGAAGATTTTCACACAAAACAACCTGATGAATAACAATGGACCATCCTGAAGTCAAGCCAGTCTTCCGAACGCAAGTCATGGACGCCTTAAAGGAACCCCGCAAGACACGCGAATACTTTACGAAATACGAATATACGACCTTACTGGCGACACGCGCAGAACAAATCGCACAAGGAGCGAAACCGCTGGTGAGTCTAGAAGGACTCAAAACAAGCGACCCGATGTTTGTATGGAATGTTGCGAAACGAGAAATCGAACAGAGAAAGCTACCCTTCTTAATTCGTCGTCAGATGCCTAACGACACTGCAGAATATTGGTCGGCACAAGAGTTGGAGGTTATATGGTAATCGCAACCAAGATAGCAAGTAAGAGTAGAATGATAGCATCGTGCCAACCATGTTGAGCCGAGATACCGAACAAACTGAATCCAAACATGTCGCGGAGTCCTCCGACACCTGCTTGGAACAATGCAATCACGACCAACGCAACCAATAGAAACTGCTTGAAGGCTTTCATTATTTATCTGCCCGACATTCGTTCGAGGGTCTCTTCAGAAGGAGGATACATCAACAGAGGTGGCTGGGATGCAACGGGTCCATAGAAACGAGGCGGTTCATGGGTAATCAGTTTCATCGCCATTGAAATATCGACGCTGTTCTCGGGAAGGAATCGCTTTTTCTCGTTGGCTAAATCGCGTTGCACTCGTGCGGGAAGGTCCACGACACCTGGAAAGACCTGCTGCTGGACGCCTAACGCTGTAAAGGAAAGTATGAGTAGAAGGACGATGACACCGACGATGACAAGGACACGAGTTTTCATTATTTCTTCGGTAGACAAGAAAAACGGAAGTAGAAAAGGATAACAAGAGAGAGTATGGACTTCCCAATACCTATTCGTTGCTATACCTGTAATCTGCCCATTGCGGGCAAATGGAAACACTATCTAGCGTTGGTGAAAGGGAATCGTGTTGAAGATGGACGTTCTGAAAAGGATGAGTTGGTGTATCTCACCTCAACCACTCAAAAAACGGCAGAGGGGCGTGCTATGGACAATCTTGGATTGACGCGGGAGTGTTGTCGCAGGCATTTCTTGACGCACCCGGGCGTTTAAGAAGAGCTTGAGTGTACATTCACGACACCGCATCGACCGCGACAGCTCATAGCAGTCCTTTTCGGAACAGTAGTGAATTTCCGGAATCCGTATCCGTAACACCTCCATTCCTTTTTACTTCACAGTAAAGAGTAAATGTCTTCGTATAGTGAATACCTAGGACGAATGCAACAACGCCTTGGAAAGGTCCAAGATACACGCCCCCATCGTGACGCAGGACATCAAACGGAAATCGTCAAACGATTAGCAGCCTCAGGTGTCCAAGACAGCAAAACCCCTGCGTCTTCATGTGTACTTGTGTTGGATGGACCTACCACCCGCGTGAACTCACGTTATGCTAAGGCACATACCGTTCAAGACCAATCCGTCTACAACGAATACACTGCGGGTCAGGCAGTGGCTCAATCGGAACTACCCCGTAATGCAAAACCTTCCCAGATTAACCCTGTCTGTTACTCGTCGACGGCAATGCCTGAATACAATGACTTATTGCGCACAGATGAGCAAGCCGCACTCAAACAAGCCGCAAAGAACGCCTATCAACGCGGCTATTCATCCGCAGCGTGTTGCCAAGTGTGTGGTAAGCCACCTGTGTTTGCGAGAGGATGTGGATGTTCCTTGACCGTGGCACAACAGACTGCCTTGAAAGATAAGGTCGGTACATTCATTCACACATCGATTCCCAACGCGTAAGTATTTACTGAACTTCTTCGTAGAACAGAGAATGTTGGAGGTCTATACCTTCAAGATGGAACGACCCCTTCATTGGATTGACTTATCAATGACTCCACTGGACGAGTTAGCACAAACGGTTGAAGACATTTGTGCCCATCAAACCGACGTTCGATTATGGTTTGGGTATCTCGATGGATGGATGTTAACACCGCATGAAGAAGTGATTCTACGCAAAGCACTGCGTAAGTTCACCTGTGGACTGGTGACTGCCTTTCCTCTTTCATTGTCGCACGCCTGGAAAAACGAAATCAATACCCTCTACACAGAAAGACCCAATGGATTCACCAACACTCACCACGATGGTCGTATTGTACACGATGGGAGTCAAGTTGAACACCGACACTTTGGTTCATGAACTACCACTCACAGACCGTATTATCAAAATTGAAAAACAAGGCGTTCTTCGTCGTGGAGAGTCTCGCAAGGACCGTATTCGTCATCGCAAGACCACTGCACAGCCCCGAAGAACCACTGGATTCGGACACAACAGTATTACCTTGGTCGTGATGTCTTCGGGTGACGGAACCTTACTAGATAAGGAAATCACCATCAAAATCTTCCAAAATGGTGTGTTTCATATCACGGGCGTCTTGGATGAACGCTACGACCGAGATGTCACCACACGATTGCGCGACCACATCACAACCACCTGTCCTCATGCGATACTGGAAGGCACATGGACCTCCGACCAACGTCGTGTCGTGTTGATGAACTACAAGACCAAACTTGTAGGAGTCACCAATCTCTCGCGAGATACACTTCACGCAACACTGCGCACCAAAGGATTCAAGACCAACTACGAACC